TAATATTCCGTGTTGTCACCATACTATTTATTCCTGCATTTATTTCTACAGTTGTCACCTTAAAAAATTTCATTTACTTAGTTTTAAATATTTTCTATATTCTTTTTTTACATTTACTTTAAACACATATAACTCCCTATTGTGTATATTGATTTCCGCTCTGCATATTTTTTCAAGAAATCTAAAAGATTCACTTGTAAGCTCATCCCTTCTTTCAAGATCTAGTATTTTTTGTTCTGCACTCATGCAATAATTTTTATACATTTTACTTGCATCTACATAATACTTAAGATCTTTATTTCTCCCTACATTCATTTGGCTATATATATTCTGTGAAAGCTTCCAAAACAGATGAGGGTTTGTATCATAATCAACCGTAACTATTAACTGATTAGCCATTTCTCTATCATCATTGTTGTACGATAAATACAAATCTTCAATTTGTTTTATTATATCTAAGGTTAGGACCGTCCTGTTGCTAGAACAGTGTAATGCTCCATCAGCACTAATAGTACTAACCTCACCTGACTCTATAAGAAATGCTAAGTTTACAGCCATTCCGGTTATAAACCTTTCATCATAGAGACTTTCCTCGTTAGGTAAATTCCAACTAGTGTAATCACAACTATCTTCCTGATATATATAGCATTCACCATTATCTTTATAAGAAGAAAAGTTGTCTAAACGAGCCATACAAAGAGTTGATTTAACCTTCTCATTGTTGCTTAATGTAGAGTAAAAATCATTATGCGTTATGATTACATCTGCTAATTCATAATCATTTGTAACAGTAATCTTATGTTCTTTTAAAGCACTCTTAAGTCTATCCTGTGTAATAGGACAACCGGGTAGTATAAAAGCCTTTTTAAAACCACTTAGCTTCTTTACTTTAGGCTCCATAAGTATTTCTTTTATTTTATTATATGTTGTAACATCATCTGTTACTAATACAGACCCATTGGGGAGATTGTAAGTCTCCCCTTCTAAGTCAAAATGTTTAATTGCTTCTGGATTATAATCCTGATATACCGATTTACTTGCCATACTATGCCATTGTCATTTTAATTATTTCAGGCTTCATCATTAGTTTATTAAACTTAGCCTTATTACCATTGAATATAGTTCTTACAACTAGATACTTAAGATCATTAGTAAAGTAATCCTTTGTACAAAGGGTCTCCAATCTGTCTGTGATCTTTTGGCTAATTGTGTTGTCCTTTGAATATACTACAGCAAAGTTAGAAAGTCTTGTTGCAAGTATTGATGCAATATCAGCACGATAGCTATCATCTTTACCAATACAACCTTGTAGATCTTTTAGTACTGTATCATCCTTTGTTAGTAGATCTTTTGGAGTAACCAATTTATCTAGCTTATTATTAATAAAAGTTGTAAACATAGATGCAAACTCATCACCCACTGAACCTTCACCAATCATTTGAATCATTGGTAGGTTATCTTCAAAGCTATCAAAGCTTGATATTGCATTAAAGAAAGTAGTAATTGATCTTGCATTTGTTTCTTGACTTACAAGTTCTGGGTGTAATAATAAGAAGTTAATACAACGGCCATCAATACCCGCAGTCTCAGCCCAACGAGCCCATACATCAACATCAAACTTTAGGTTAGCTGTAATGTAACGAGTCTTTTGTGCAGAGTCAATAGAGTTTACCATATAATCTCCATTGTCAGGGTTTGCAGTTAGAATGATGTGCCAATCCTGTGGTAAAGACCAAGAGATATAAGTCTGACGGTCAACCAACTCCATAACAGCTTGAATGAATCTAACATCAGCACGATTCCAGTCATCAAGTAAAAGGATACCACCTTTCTTTTTGTCTGATATCCACTCAGGTGCACAGTAAGACATTCTATTCTTACCTGTTACTTTCCAACCTTGTCTAAGATATTCCTCAACTGCTAACTCATCAACCCACTGACCAACTTTCTTCTTAACTGCTGGAGCAGCTGCTGTTGCATAGTTTAAGTCTGAAGTTTTCTGCTTAACTTCTTTTTCTTTATATAATTGGAATTGTCTTACAGGGAAGCCAACCAAGTCACCTAGCTCCTCAATCTGAGCAAGATTTAATTTTACAAAATCAAGATCCATATCATTAGCAATATCTTTTACTGTTGAAGTTTTACCAATACCTGACTCACCCAATACCTCAACAGATACAGGTAGTTTGCCAGACTCTTGAAGGAATCTATTGTTACTTACAATGTGGTTCATAAAACCTTTTAAATCATCAATGTTTAAATTTACTTCTGCCATTTTTTTTAGTTTAATTGTATTTTTAATCCAGGGAGATCCTCATTTACTCTAGATACACTGCTATGAACCCAAAGAGTATTCTTTGGACAGTCATCTGGCGAACAAGCTTCCCCATCTGTTAGATATATTAGCGCTGTATAACGCCCATGTTTATTATAATGATCTACTACAGGTTGAAATGATGTACCACCTCTACCTTTAACTTCAAAATCCTTTGAAGGATTAAAGTCTTCTATACTATTTATTCTAGTATCACATTGGACAACAGTAATTTTATGTCCTGTTTTATGCATATGATTTAACTCATTGACAAACTCTTTGAGTTCCTCATTATTTACTGAACCTGATGTATCTATTCCAACACATATATGATTCTTAAACTTAATCTTAAGTCCGGGATTAGCAGCATATCTTTTATTATACTTTCTCCTTAACTTCTTTGTATACACTACTGATGAATTACCAGCAAATCTTCTAAGATAACTACGCCAATCAAACTTAGCAGGCTCAATATGACGAAGTCTTCTAATAAGATCAGCTAGTTCTCCCGGAACATTACCACTCTTCTTTTCAACCGCATCAGCAGTTTCTCTAACTTGATGTTCTATTTGCTTTTCAATAAGCTTCTTTTCAGCATCAGGCAAATCTTCAAAATCATCCCATGTAGTATGCTCATAAGGAGAACCTTTCATATTATCAAGTAAAGAATCAAGACTTGGGCATTGTCCGGTGCCTTTCTTTTTACTTAATTCATTATAGTAGTAATCAGTACCAGCTCTTCCCTTTAAGCTAAGTTCAGGAAAGCTATCCATAGTTATACCACCTTCAGGTAGATACTCTATATTAATATACTGATTGATCTCCAAGTCAGCGGCTATATTAAATAACTCTTTATCCGGGTACTTATCACGACTTAAAAGATGACCAAAGGATATATGCAATAACTCATGCTTTAACAAACCAATCCTATGTTTATCTGGTAAATCACTAAAAAACTCAGGATTAACAGTTAACTGTGCGTTTAATCCTTGTTTACTTACACCTGCTGTAGGTATATCTTTACTGAAGGTTTTATTCAAACCCACTAGAAATAAACCATAAAATGGTTCAGAGAACAGCAATTTCTTACTGACTCTTGATAACAAATCTGCAATCATTATTTATGTATTTGGTTATTAATGTATGTAACTATCTCTTGAAGATCTTCAGATATATTTGATGGGACATCTGAATCATAGAAGCAAACCTTCTCATGGTATCTTCTTGGTGCTATCTTGTATATTAAATACAAAACCTCTTTAGATAGACATAGATTTTCTATATTGGAAAAGGCAACATTAAAGTCTTCTTCTTCTCCACAAAGCATTTGATGTATGGACTTAAATTCATCTAAGGACATTTATCTTTTTAAGATTTCAATTATTACTCCAGGTTTTTCCTTGTCATATTGATAGGGTTTGAAAACAGGAATTATATGTTCCATGTTATCATCCTCAATCCAACCATTCTTAACCATGTCATCCTGTACAGTTTGTGCAGGATTTATATAATCAAATTTATGTTTTGTTCCGCGTATAAATGTGAAGGCTACTTTCACAGGTAGTTTATGCTTCTTTGCTTTTTTTCTAAACTCAGATGCATATTTCTTATAGTAGGATGTAGTGTCCTTTCTATATTTCATAACTGTTTTACTAGCTATGAAGTACTTGCCTGTCCAACGTCTTCCATTTTTACTTGAAGGCACATTGCCTGGTATAAACCATTTCATATTATTTATGTATAGTCTTTTTTAACAGAGGTGAGAGAATAGAATGGACATAGTGAACACCATGATTCTTAACAGAGTCTGATATGTCTTTGTCTTTGTCTAAACATAAGCCATCTAAACCATATACTGATTTATACTTTTCTATTGCCTTCTCTCCCGCCTCATCATTATCAAAGAGGGTTATTATTTTTTTGTACTTAACTTTTAAGTTTTCAATTATGTGTGGTTTTATTAATGTATTCTCACTGTCTGGAGCTATTACTTCTAGATTATATCCAAATGACTTTAGGCACATTGCATCTTTTAATGATGAGCATACAACTAAATAAGGTTGATCATATTTTAATTGGTCAAGACCTTGGGTGTATGAGTCTACCTTATGGAACTTATGCTTCTTTTTATAGGGTTGGTATATCTTATACACATCGCCACTTTTTGCATAATATCCATATATATACTTGGCTTCTATCTTGATGGACTCATTGCCTTTAGTCATATTATAAAACTCAATGGGTCTTACATTATACTCATTAAGTATACTGCTACCTATATTATACTGTAACCAATAACTTGCATCATCTTGATTCCACTCACGATTAGATATAAATCCTATTTGCCATTTACTTTCAACCTTAAACGAGACCTTTGCAGATCCATTTACTTTTGTATAAGTATTGTAGTCATTTATAATCTTCTCTACAGCAGCTCCGTATGATATATTAAATATATCACATACCAATGTTACCTTATCACCACCTTTTCCTGTAGAAAAATCTTTATACATATAGCACATCTTGGACTTATCTACATAGAGACAAAAGCTTGGAGTTCTTTCTGAAGGATTCCATACGGACTTTATTTTAATATCTTGTCCTGTAAGTTCTTCATTAAGTTTCAGATAGTATCTGAATACCCAGTAACTAGGTATATCTTTCTCACTTGTAACTAGATTTTTTGTATTGAGCATATGGTTAGTTTATAAAAAAGATGAGGCAGGGTAAGCTTTGTACCACCCTGCCTTACATCCTTACATCTTACAGATCAAAGTCTGATCCCGCATTTGATGCAGGCTCAAAACTTTGTGTTGTTGGAGAAGATTTCTTTTGCACCTCTCTTACATGGTCAGCTTTAGAAAACTTATACAGCCTTGAGTCTTCTTTGCCAATTGCCTCCAAAGGAATACCATCCTTTGACATACGTGGTAAGTAAAGATCATTGTTTACATAACCTTCCTTATTCTCCCACTCTCTTGAACCAACACATGCATTGATGAATGTATCACCAGACAATACTTGATTAACTGAATTCATAAACTCAGCAATTGTATCAGCCTCAATCATATCAAGATCATCACGCTTACCTAAGACTTCAGCTAAGTAAATCATAGACTTCATTACTTCACTCTCAAGTTTAACTTCTCTACCACTTGGTAAAGTAGCATCTTTATATGGGTATGGGCTCATTCTTACACGGCCAACTTGACCCTTATATCTTGGACCATCTTTATCATTAGGATCAATTAAGAATCCATCAAACTCACCCTTAACAGGCTCAGATTCTACATGCAATACAATGTTGTATGCATCCTTATCATAAGGAGTTTGGTCAAATGTGATCTTGTTAATCTTAATCACTTGATTGCCTGGGCTAATCACAGGTCTTGCTTTGCCGCTACCGGCACTCATGTCTTTTGTACTTAACATACTTTTCAATTAATTATTGTTCATACTCGATAATACAGTCTTTGACAAACTGTAGATCATTTTCTATAAAGGTTTCTGTAAACATATCCATAGGAGACTTGGCTGTAGTCTCACCATTAGTTTGTGTTTCAAAACCATACTGCATTGTACCATCCTCTTCTCTTACAACTTTACCAAAGAGAACGATTGAGAAAAGCCCCTCTAAAGTTAATGCATTATCTATCATTTTACCAACAGTTTTTGCCTTAACTTTATTGCGACCATTTATGTCTGTTGTAGTCTCTGAATGAGTAAGAAAGAAACAATACAAATCATCTCTCAAATCCTTGGGCATTTTTGCAACCTGAGCTAGGTTAGAAGCGATTGAGGTGAATTTATCATAGCCTTTCTCATTTGCCTTATCAAAGTATTCAAATGCAGACATATATTGCCAATCATCAATAACTAGATTAGTGATGTGTGGCATCTTATCATTGACATGTTGTATAGCCTTCATAATCCCTACAGCTGATGACGCATTAGTCATATTACCTTTAGGATTATCTTTGCTTATCAATGTATAATTCTTTTTCCAACCTTTAAAAGGTAAAGGTTTGTTTGCTATATTAATCCAAAAAGTTGTCTTTGGATCTAAGTTTCTACCAGACGTTGATTTACCGGAGCCTGAGTCCGCGATTACTAAAACACTTTGTGCCATACTTATTTATTTATTGATTTTGCTATTGATTCTAATGCTGTTGCTATTCTCTGCAGCACTTTAGTTATATCATTTGTATCATCAGGATCAGGAAGAAAGAAAGGATTCTCCTTCTCCGTTTCTTTTGATGATTTTGTATTAAGATCTTTGACTATTGTTAACTCACTTACAGGTATAAGATGTCTTTCAAAACCTGAGTTGCTTGTAACTAACTCATATTCTTCCTTCCAATGAGGATTATTTTTATGAAAATATAAAGTTCTTAGTGGGTCCTCAGAATCATATTCTATACTGACAAACTCTGTATAGATATCACCATTCTTCTGTAACTCACTTGGAAAGAAACTAATATATAGTTCATCCTTTCCACTTGGCCTATAAGCCATCTTAGGTATATACACTGCATTTACATCTCCAATTGTTTGGAAATAATCTTCATGCTGCTCTCTTAACTTTGCAATCTTTGCTTTTCTTTCTGTTGGTGTCATATTAATTTATCTTCTTTCTTGTTGCGGTGGTGTAGGCATTTCTGCAATCTGCATTCTTTCAAACTCAGCTTTAAAGAAACTCATCCTTGCATCACCATTTCTTGCTTTAAGGAAATGTAATACCAATGTTCTATCATCTTGTATTACATATCTATCTGGACCATAAAATCTAATCTTCTGTTTAGCAGGTCTATTAATTCCAAGTAATGTATCTGCATGTTGTAACATTGCATCTGAACCAAATATATCTGACTCAAGAATATAGTTACCATACTTACCATCTATAGCTCTATCCGGGTTATCTATGTTTCTATTAAGCTGAGACAGCGCAATAAACATACAAGGATAATCTCTCTTACATTGTGTAAAGAACTCACCCAACTCAAATAACATATCCAATGAACTGTTTTGATAGGGTGCTCTTTTTACAAGCATTGTATGATCAAGAGTTATGATAGTCTTCTGACCTTTATGGTGATCCATATACATATCAATCTGCTCACGCATTTGATTAACAGTCATTGGTGTTGATATAATATCAACAGGATACTTAACTCTTTCTTTAGCATACTCATAGCAATCATTAATTATATTAGTTGCTATTGTACTACCTGCAGAACATAACTCTTTGTAAGTCTTACCAGTGATAGAACTAAACTCACGCATTGCAGATGTTCTGCCAACCATTTCATACTGAAACTCTAATACTCTATGATTGTCATTAGGATTTAATTCAAAAGATTCTCTTATGATTTGATCCTTAATTAAGGTCTTACCTGAGCCCGGTCTACCACCCATTACAGTTAAAGTATTCCACTCTAATCCATCAGTAGTAGCATCATTAAACTTAGGCCACGGTGTATATATAGACTTCTCCTCACCGGATTGTCTTGCACTCATATACTTTAGTGCTTCTTTGAAGGCAGAAAACTGACCGCCCCATCCAGGTGTTGGTTTACTCATTTAAATTCATTAAATATTGTGTTACTTCATAATAAAACTTCTTTGCTGTTTCTTGTGCTAATCTTCTTGCTGTTACAGATGCGGCATGTATAGACTGTTTTGTATCCATAACTGCTGAACCAATTAACTTAGGGTCATTACCTTTCATTTCTATGATTAGTTTTTCAGCATACTCAATGATTAGATCCTGATCAACTTTGTCCTCATTATACTCTTCATGTATCATACTACTTTCTCTTGGAAGTGATCATCCTCAGTGCTTATACCATCACGAATCATATCACAATAGTCAGCAAGCTTTGAGGTTTTCACTTTATGTTTATCTTGTTTTGATATGAAATACTGACTATTCTGCATATAAAGGTAATTGTTTTTTTGATACTCATTTACATACATTGTAGTAGCAGTTATGACCTCATCCCATGTATAATCATACTCAGCAAAGAACCATCTGAAGTTTTCACCCAGTACCTTAACATTATTTCTAGATGGTACACCTGATGGTAACTTACCTTTTGGAAATATACTTCTATACTTTTCAATGTTATCAGCAGCAGATGCTCCAAGTAATTGTTTATCTGTTAGCTTCTTATGTACCTTGAAGTAATTATCTAATGTTACAATAATTTTTCTCCCTTCTGGAGTTACCTTTTTATATCTTATATATCCTAATTCATAAAGCTTGTCTTTATCTTCTTTATTAGATGTAGACGGTGTTATGCCTTCATGATAACCAAACAATAACATGCATTGATTAGGTGTTATACTATACTTTTGTATTTTTTGGAATAATTCCCACATACTCTGTCATTCTTTTTGAGATCTTTACATATGTATCCATGAATGCATAATCTCCTATTATTAATCTGTTCTTTGCCGTGTTATACTGATGCATTATACTGCAATGTTTTCTGTTTATAAACTGACCTATTCTGTCAAATGTATATCCGGCATTTCTTGCAAAGAATGTAAAGATTGTACAGTATGTTACAAAGTCAGGCTGTCTTGTCTTTAATGTTTTAGATCTCCAATATGGAATAAATTCAGGATGATCATTCTCCATTATTTTCATTACACATTCCTCAATGGTCTCCAAGTTTACAGTCTTGTCTTTAGCGTCTGATATTACATACGCTTTTATACCATACTTATCATGCATATCTTGCTTAAAGGTATGCACGTCAGAATGAAATGCATCCAAAGATGTTTTACTCATAAGTTGTTGATTTATAGTTAATAAAGATACAAAAATTATATACCGTTACCAATTAATTTTGTCATTAAATTCTAGTGAATCATTGATTTTTTTAAAGATGTCCTTAGAGTCCCACTTACCACCTTTATATGCAGCACTTGCAGGATGAGCAACCTTATATATGTTTTGCTTATCTAAGCGTAGCTCCCATTCTTCAGCCTTCTTACCAAGTAATACAACAGGTATATCTTTAAACTCACGGTTTATAGATTGAAGTATATGATGTGTGAATGGCTTCCATAAATCATAATGACTACCTATCTTATTAATCTGTACAGTAAATGCTGTATTAAGCATAAGAATTCCTTGGTTACTCCATCTCTTTAAATCTAATGGATCATATAATAAATCATTAGTTCTAAAGTGTGTGTATTGTCTTTCTAATTCACTGAATATATATCTTAAAGATGGTTGAGGCTTATCATTATTAGAACAACTAAATGCTATACCATCCGCAACATTTATTTGAGGATAAGGATCCTGACCTACAAATATTACTTTTAGTTTATCATATGGGCATTCTTCAAATGCTCTAAATAAATACTTAAGCTTTGGTGTAAATCTACGCCCATCTTCAGCTTCAGTTTTAAGTTTGTATATTAATTTATGAAAGCCTTCTGACTTTATCATTGGTGAAAATACATCACCCCAGCCTGTATCAACTAGTTTAACAAGCATTTTTTCTTGTATATCAGTTATGTTAATATCTATTTTATTCATATCTTTATTAAAATTTTAATTATGTCAGAGAGAGTAAAGTTACAGAATAGCTATGATCCTACTAAAGAGTTAACCGTAAAGTTAAGCGCGTCATATATAGCAGGAATTGAATCTGTGTTCATGGACTATGTGACTAAGATGGAAAATCCTGGTAACATTAAACCAATGATAGAGAAGTTTGAAAAGTATATAGAAGATCCAGAAGGTACTCTTAAGAATAATCCATTTACACAACCAGAACTTCACTTCTATACATTGTACTCACTAATTGAATTGTTTAAAGCAGCCGCATATGCTCAAGGGGCTAACGTAGAAGTTAATGCTACAGTTGCTCAAGATGATATAAGCGCACTACTCAAAGCCTCTCTTGAAGGAGACTCTGATGAAATGCGTAAAATAAATGATAGAATTAATAAAGATATTGAATCACAATTATCTTAATTGTATTCCATTAAAATCTCCTATTTCTATAGCTGCTTGTATTGCTAAGTTTAAATCTGCGTGATCACATTCAGCAAATGATTTACAATACTCTACATTATTCTTGGTAAAACAAAGGCCAGCTTTACG